ACTAAACTGATTCACACTGAATTCGGCAGTATATCCGAAAATCCTAAGCGGAACCGACCGCTATATAAATGGTATAGGAGGAAAAGAACATGGAATGGATCAAAAGTATTTTAGAAAAGCATCGTAAGGAAGACGGCACTGTTGATTTGGAAGCAGCAAATAAGGAAATTGATCAAGAATTTCCCAAGAATGCTGTTCCTAAGGATCAGTACAACAACGTTTCCGACAGTTTGAAGACAGCGAAAGATACAATCAAAAGTTTGGAAGACAAGACGAAGGATAATCCGGATATCCAGAAAGAGCTTGATACTTACAAATCAAAGGCGCAAACTCTTGAAACTGAAAATAACCAACTGAAAATTGATTCCCAAGTGGAATCTGCACTACGTTCTGCTGGTACTAAGGATTTAGACTATGCCAAATTTAAACTAGGTTCCTTGGAATTAGACAAAGATGGTAAGGTCAAAGATCTAGATAGTCGAGTGAAAGATTTACAAAAATCTATGCCTGACTACTTTCAAGCCAAGTCTGATGACAAAGATAAAGATGCTGCTAAGGACAAACTAGGCGGGTTCCAACGGATTGATGCAAAACCGGGAGACGGTCATCAATCTAAAAATGAACCTACATCTATTCGTGAAGCAATGGCACAAACAATGGAAGAACAACAAAACTAATTAAGGGAGGGCATACATTATGCCAGTTACATTAGAGCAAGCAAAAGCAACCATGCAAGACAAAATTATCCAATCAGCAATTGACGAATTCCGTCGTAGTTCATTTCTTTTAGATCAGTTGACGTTCGATGATGCTGTATCCCCTGGTACTGGTGGATCTACACTGGTTTATGGATACACTCAATTGAAAACACCATCAACTGCTGGTTTCCGTAAAATCAATACGGAGTACACACCAAATGAAGCGGATCGACAAGACAAATCTGTTAAATTGAAAATCTTTGGCGGATCGTACGAAGTTGACCGTGTGATTCAAAACACATCTGGTCAATTAAATGAATCAGCCTTCCAAATGGAACAAAAAATCAAAGGTGCTGCTAACTTGTTCCACTATACTGCAATCAATGGTGACTCTGCAGTTGATGCGGATAGCTTTGACGGCTTAGACAAAATGTTGACAGGTTCGTCAACTGAATTAGGAACTGATGCAGTGACTGATTTAACAGATGTCTCTATGACCAAATACAAAATCTTAGAAACATTGGATGATTTCTTGTCAGAATTAGATGGCAAACCAACAATGTTGCTTGGAAATAACAAATTGATCAACATGATTCAGTCTGTTGCACGTCAAGCAGGCTATTTCACACGCACTGAAGATGCTTTTGGTAACAAAGTTGGCGGATATGACAATATCCCATTAGTTGACTTGGGGTATTTCTACAATGCTACTACCAAGAAAACGGATC